AACGATAACATGGAGAACGATGCAGAGTCAGGAATGCCAGTCGCTCCGCCAAATTCACCAGGACAGCAAGGACAATTTTAATATGAAACGAGCATTAAGAGAAGGCCTACAAAATGCTGACTTAAAAGACACAGTTTCTGATCGTGTCCACATTGATGAATTTAAAAGCAAGATGGGCAGGGATGAAGATATTGTAGTTGTTAGTTTTAAAACTATGAATAAAGAACCCGGACTTGATCTTTCCGATTTCTTCGAAAAAGGATATGAGTTTGTATTAGACGCCGATGTTAGTAGCGGCGACATTGGCGGCGACGGCGACTACCTTGTGTTTGTTGAGTTAGAGCGCAGTCCTAAAGTTGTCGAGCAAATCTTAAAGATTACAAGAGAAATGAGTAACCTAACAGATATAGATGTTGAAGATTTGAGATTCCGTTATGGTAAGAGTATCAAAAAGTATCCTATTACGAAAGAAGAATTAGAACAGAAAATACCTCTAACACCCGAGGAATATTTGCAAAGATATCCTAATACCGATGATATTGATGCAATGAAAACAATGGCCCAACTTCCGGTAGAATCAAAAGCTCCAATTAATGATTGGACAGACGGATGGCGGATACTGAGCGGAACCAAATAATGTTTACTAAACAACGTGGGATGATTCAAATTTATTTGATTGTGGCCCTTATTGTTGGTGCTGCTGGTGTTAGTGGATATTTTTATGTTCTAAGTTTGCGTAGTGATTTAAAGGTTGCTGAAGCTAATCAAATTAAAATGCAAGAAGCACAAGAAGCACAAGCAAAGAAAATTAAAAAGCTAGACGACGATATGAAGCAAGCAGCAAAGGTTAGAATAGAATTGTTTAGAGAATTGTCTGATGCAAGTAAAGAACGCGCAGAACTAGCTAAAACATTTACCCAAAATAAATTAGGAAAGAAGAGAGATTTTAGTTCCATAGCTGTAAGGAAGCCTGGGCTAGTGGAAAACATTGTTAATAACGCGACACGAGATGCTCTTCGATGCAATGAAATTGCAACTGGATCTCCGTTAACTGCAGACGAACGTGCTGGCAAAGTTAAAAATTCTGTATGCGGGAATATGTTAAAGGTTGAGCCATGAAAATAATTGCTGCAATTTTAATGACATTATTTTTGGCTGGATGCGGCGGAATAGATCACGTTTTTACCAAACCAGAAATAGTTGATAAACCTCCACTGCTACTTCCGGAGCCAGAACCAGCACAACAAATTGCAATGGAATGGTACATCATTACCAAAGATAATTTTGAAGATAAAGTAAGAGAAATGGAAAAACGGGGCGGCTCAGTTGTCCTATTTGCATTAACCGGTGAAGGTTACCAAGTTTTAAGTTTGAATACTGCAGAACTTAGACGGTATATTAGACAACAGCGAGCAATCATTGCCGCATTAAAACAATACTACGAGAGAAAGCAACTAGATCAAAAGTAATAGATTTGACTAGAAACGGTATTGGCTTTATAATTCATTAATGAAGGACTATTACCAAATTTTGGGTTTGTCTGATACCGCTACGGCTGAAGACATCAAAAAAGCTTACCGAAAATTGGCTATGACGCATCATCCAGATAGAGAAACGGGCAACGAAACAAAGTTCAAGGAAATTAATGAAGCACACGATACATTGAGCGACATCAGTAAGAAATCCAAGTACGATATGCAACGGAAGCACGGGACTAGCTCTGGTTCTTATCAAATACATGGCGCAAATTTTGGAGACCTTCGAGATGAAATGATGGACGCGTTATTTAGGCGATTTACTGAGGAAAAAGTATCTAGACATAAACCTAAAAATAAAGATATTTTATTAACTATTCAAATTGAACTGAAAGAGTTATTAGAACCGAAAACAAAAGTTCTATCTTATAAGACCAGCAAACATACAGAGAAACAAATAGAAGTACATTATCCCAAATCACTTAGCAATCCCCCGAGGACAAAATATCCCGGCTTAGGAGATGATGCAATTAACAATATTCCGACAGGAGATTTACTTGTTGAATTTAGAATTTCAATGCCAAACGGCTTCTGGTTAGAGCAATCTAATGTACTTTGTTCTAAAATTGATATTTCGGTGTGGGATGCATTAACTGGATCTATAGTTCAATTTAAAAATTATGACGACAGCACATACGATGTAATGATTCCGGTGGGCACACAATTTGGTACTGGGCTTTCATTAAAAGGTAAAGGCGTTAAAGTATCTGATAAACACCGAGGAGATCTGAAATTGCTGGTGCAGATTACAATACCTAAGGATTTAAACGAAAAACAACTGGCAATGATCAAAGAAATAAACTCCCCACAATTCAAGGATGAATAAATATTATGACAATGAAACTAACATCTAAAACATTAGCGTTCACAACCAAGCCTATCAGCTTTAAATTCCCTGTTGCTAATAAAATTGTAGCTGATAACATGTTTAAATTTATGAAAAAGAATGGAGGCATTGGGTTAGCAGCAAACCAAGTCGGTCTCAGAGAACAAGTATTTGTAATGGAAGTTGCTGGTGTGCGTCGTAATGTTTTTAATCCTAGCATAAAAGAATTTTCAGAGCAAACAGCCGTAGAAGAAGAAGGCTGTTTGAGTTATCCAGATCGTACGGCTCCTGTACACAGGTCGACTAGTGTTACAGTTCAATATTTCAATGCTTCAGGAGAAATAAAAGAAGAACTATTACACGGACTAGCTGCTAGGTGTTTTCAACACGAGTATGATCATTTGTTTGGAATTACAATGCTTTGGCGTGCAGATCAGTATAAACGACAGCAGCAAGCAATAGTTGAATCAACCCCATCGGAGATAATAGAATGATACAGCCAAATCCAGAAACACAGTCAATCATCGACAGTGCATTTGATTATGCTCGATATTATCAACACGAATATTTTACTGTCGAACATTTATTATTGGGGTTACTGTCAAACAAAAATTTTAAGTTATTCCTTAAAGAGTTTGGCACCGACTCCGAAGGATTGGAAACTGACATCAAGCTTTATTTAGAAGGGCAGGCCAAGTATTCTAAGTATACACTCGAATACCTGCCTAAGAAGACTAACACAATAGATAGAGTGTTTAATCGAGCATTTGCACAAGTATTGTTTAACGGTAGAGCTAAAGTACTTCCCATCGATCTATTTTTAAGCTTAATGGGTGAAGACAAAACCTATGCCTTGTACTTTTGCCAGAAGTATGGCATTGACAAGGCCGATATTGTAAAACATTTTCACGAAAACCAATTAAGCGGAAAAGAGAATATGACGGGATCAAAAGCCGACGTGGTGTTAGACGAATATTGCACTAACATTACCGCCTTAGCGAAGGATGGCAAAATTGATCCTGTAATTGGACGTGAGTTAGAACTACATGAGATTGTCCAAACATTGGGAAGAAAGAATAAGAGTAATGTCCTACTAGTTGGCGATCCCGGAGTAGGTAAGACTGCAATTGTCGAAGGACTTGCATTAGAAATTTTAGCTGATCGTGTTCCAGACTACCTTAAAGGGTTTGAACTCTTTAACTTGGATGTAGGATCGTTGTTAGCGGGAAGTAAGTACAGAGGTGAGTTTGAAGAAAAACTAAAAGACGTACTAAAAGCTCTTACCTCCAAAGGTAAATGCATTCTTTTCGTAGACGAAGCTCACCAAATGCGCGGCGCAGGATCAGGATCTGGTAGCAGTGTGGACTTTGCCAATATGATCAAGCCTGCATTAACGAGAGGACAGATCAAAGTAATTGCTAGCACTACTTGGGAAGAATATGTCGGTAGCTTTGAAAAAGACCGTGCGCTAATGCGTAGATTTTATAGACTAACAATTGACGAGCCCGATAGAGATACAACTAGAAAAATTCTTCTTAGTCTGAAACCAATCTACGAGAAATTCCACGGTGGAAAAATTGAAAAGGCTGCGATTGATGCAGCGGTGGACTTTAGCATTAGATATATTCAGGACAAGAAACTACCGGATAAAGCAATTGACATGATTGACATGGCCTGTGCTAAGGAAAAGATTAAGAATGCTAACTTTACTGTTAGGAAAGCCGATATCTTAGAAATTATTAGTAAGCAAACCAAAATTCCATTAGATCAGCTAACAACAAAGGCGGATACTGTTACTGTTACTATTGAGGAAAGTATTAAGTCTAAGTTATACGGGCAGGATCATGTTGTAGATAAAGTCCTAGACAAGATCTACATTGCAAAAGCTGGATTAAAGACAATCGGCAAACCGTTAGCTAACTTCTTATTCTTGGGCCCGACGGGCGTAGGTAAAACAGAATTATCTAAATTGCTGGCCGCGCAATTAAGCATGAAGCTGTTGAAATATGACATGAGCGAATATCAAGAAAAGCATACCGTTGCTAAACTAATTGGTGCTCCTCCAGGATATGTAGGATATGATGACGGTAACTTAGGTGGCGGACTGCTAATTAGCGATATTGAAAAGAATCCGCATAGTGTTATATTATTTGACGAGATCGAAAAGGCACATCCAGATGTAGTTAACATCTTGCTACAAATTATGGATGAAGGTATAGTAACAGCAAGCAATGGTAAGAAAGCAGATTGTCGAAATTGCATGGTTATTTTAACCAGTAATTTAGGTGCAGAAGCATCTGAGAAAAATGCAATTGGTTTTGGGTCTTTAAATAAGACCGGAGAGTATGAGAAAGAAGTCAATAATTTCTTTAAGCCGGAATTTAGAAATAGGTTAGATGGAATTATTAGATTTGATACGCTTGACACGTTGTCGATTAAGAAAGTAGTAAATAAATTTATCAACGAGCTTAACGAGCTACTGTCGCAACGTAATCTTAAAATTCGCTGCACAGAAAATGCAATTGATGCGCTGGCTGAACAAGGGTACGATGATAAAATGGGAGCGCGACCACTTGCAAGAATTATTAATGAAAAGCTAAAGACTCCGTTGAGTAAAAAGATTCTGTTCGAGAAGATTCCGAATAAATCTATTATCTTAGTGGACTTCGATAAGAAAGAAGATAAATTTACATTTACTATAGTACAAAATGACGACACCATTCATACAGAAAGCGAGAAAAATACTTCGACAGAAGACTCTACAATTATTTGAAGTTAAGAGTACTAACCGACTTTTATTCAACAAGTATTTGTATAGGATTTCATTTCAGGTGCACGGCGCGTTTCTGCTTGGCTCGTATAGGCGCAGACGATTTGGCAATGACTTCAGTCTGCCTAACTGTCTGGCAGAAATTGAAAGCATGATCGATTTCAGAAAAAGCATAAGACAAAAGTTTTCCGCTGCGTACGGTGACTCGAAAGAAGAATATGATACTATTATTAATTTGGCGCGATTGTTAGGATTAGTTAGTAATTGTAAAACATCCATTTATAGATCTACAGTACATTGCTTTTTTGAAAATGAAGAAGAATGTTTAACTCTCTTAAAGAAACTGCCAAGCATCTTTAAGGGCAGGATAATTTCTATTACAGAACCTGGGGCAGCGGCCATTGAACCAAATACTCTGCTTGTTAAAAATACCCGTGATTACAAATATCTTGCTCATTCACATTGGCAACTTTGGTCACGTTTCGAAATTCAAGCTCTTAGAAATTTCATTACAAACTGTGACTGCGAAGCCACCCGACATACTAAACACAAAACTGACCCGGTAGAATCAAACCTAATCGGCGGCGATTGGATAGAGGGTATGCGGATAAGAATAAAAGATGACACCACATTGTCATGGTTTCAACTTGTTGTTGGCGGGAAGTGGAAAATTTATACGTTAGTACAAAAGGATTAAATAAGAAGAAGAAAGGAATACTTCCAGATGAAGAAAGAATCAAAAGTAAGTCCGCTGTTAGATCCATCAATTAATCCTTCAGTACCACAACCAACGCTAGCAAATAAACAGGTTCACGTTTACATAGCTATCCCATGTTACGGCGGGCAAATTTTTGAAGCTTGTTTTATGAGTTTATTGAAGTTTGCTGTAGTTGCCCAAAAATGGGGAATAAATTGGACAGTAGACACAATGGTAAACGAAAGTTTAATCCCCAGAGGTCGAAATAACTTAGTATCAAAGTTCCTTTTTAACGAAAGCGCCACCCACCTAATGTTTATTGATGCAGACATTAGATGGAAGCCAGAGTATATTCCGCTAATGCTACAAACTAAGAAGGATTTGATTTGTGGCTTATATCCAATGAAGTGTGTTCCGCCTAGATTTGTTATTAATTCAATTCCAAATCCTTCTAGAGAAGGTCCGTTGGAAGAAGTTAGTACGGCAGGGACTGGATTCATGTTAATCGAACGTCACGTAATAACAGATATGATTGCAAAGATGCCAGAACTAAAATACAATGACAACATTGGTATCGGTAAGCAGTACGAGCCACACATGTATGACTTGTTTGACACTATGATCGACGAACACAAAAACTATCTAAGTGAGGATTGGACATTTTGCTATAGATGGCGTAAAATGGGCAATAAGGTATGGGTGCATAAGGAAGTTATCCTAGATCACCAAGGCACATATTCATTCTTAGGTGAAGACGCAATCAAACACCACAAAGATTTAGCTGAGAAATTTAATGCAGCACAGGCCGCAAATGCCGCTAATGCCGGAGTACCTGTTTCTAACGTAACAGTGGATGCTGGTAAGGTTACAAAGCTATTAGATACGACCCCGAACTTCAAAACGGACAAACAACCTAGAAAAGAATAAATATAGTGTAATATTACACTATAATGAAAATAGCCGAGGCCACAAATAAAATTGCTGTAATGACCTTCGGTAGGATGAATCCTCCTACTGTAGCGCATAAGCATCTGTTCGACAAAATGCAAAAGCTAGCTGGACAAACTAACGCAGATGTACATCTATTCCTAAGCCAAACACAAGATGCTAAAAAGAATCCGTTGGGATTTAAGTCGAAGAAGTATTTCGTACAAAACCTATTAGGTACAAAGAGCGTAGTAGACAAGCCTGAGGTGAAAACACCCGTGGATGCGTTAAATTGGCTCACTGCACAAGGATACGAACAAGTATATTTTGTAGTAGGCAGTGACAGAATAAAAACGTTCCAAGATATTATTAATTCTTACAACGGTAAGCCTACTAAAGAAGGGATTATTCCTTTCAATTTTCCCGGCGGAGTGAAGATGGTTAGTGCCGGAGAACGTGATCCCGACAGTGATGCTATGTCGGGGATGAGTGCATCAAAACTTAGAGATTTAGCAGTGCAAGGAAACTTTAAATCATTTGCTAGCGGTGTGCCTAGTAAAGATAATAACCTTAAAAAGAAAATGTATGACGAATTACGACGTAAAATGGGAGTAACAGACATGACCGAAGGTGATGATAGAATTGTACCGCAAGGCGGAACCGGCAGTTGGACGCAAGATACGCTAATAAGAAATGTAGTAAAGGAAATGCACATTCTAACTACAATGTTAGAGCGTGGTGATGCAAGCAACGTCTATCATCATTTGACAAAGGGTTCGATTGTCAATAAAATAAAAGCTCTTGCCGACATTCAAAATAAGGAATAATTATGGAAATCAATCCAGTATATGTAATTGAATTTGATTTGATGTGTAACAAAACCAAAGTAGATGTACATCCTACACCGCGCTATAGAATCTATGTAGATAACGACTTAATGGCCGAACGGGACTATGTGTGGGACAATGCGACACAATTCATCCGAGAACGATGCGAAGTACGCCTAGAAAAGGGTGAACACAAGGTGAAAATAGAAGATTTAGACAGCAAAGGCACTGCAATTTATTCACTTGTGAACACGACAGTAGATAAACAGCCACTTGCTATAGATGATGCAGGAAAGTTTGAAATTTTATAAATATTAAATAAGGTCTTAAAACAATGGATGATATTAAGAGATCTCTTAAAGTTCTACTAGAATATTCCCAACCAAAAGCGCCTAGTGGGCAAGTTAAGGGTAAAGAAAAAGCTAAAAACACCGGCAAGGGCCACCCGTTTAGAGGTAGACTAGTTGGTGAAGAAGACGTCGTCGAAACCCCACGCAACATTCCAGTGGATACTCGGGCAGACGTCATCCAAGAAATGCACATGTTAATTGATAACTTTAAAGAATCTATTTTTCTTCTTCATGGCAGCAAAAAAGAAAGAATTGTATTTCTTAACGCACTTGAAAAACTTGACATGTTAGTACACCAATTGAGGACCGATGAATGAATCCTGAAATAATCCGTAAATTTGTAAACCTATTCGAAGGTAAAAAGAAATCTTTAAACGAAGGTTACGAAGGTAAAATATTAACTATCCTCGACCAACATCATATTGATGCACATTTTGAAAACGGTTCTTTAGTAGTATATGACCAAATTGACGTTAATAGAGTAGAAGACGTCTTAATGAATCATCCAGGAATTCAAATGCCTGAAGTTCGCGTCGAAGATGAAAGTGCTCCCCAGGATTACGACGATAGCATGGATGGTGATTTTGATTCCGGTATGGCGTCGGCAGGATTAGGAACCGATGAAGATTATGGCGACTACGGTAGCAGTGGCTATGAAGAGTCTGTTGAAAAGACAGATAAATCCAACGCATATATACAAGGTTACAAAGATGGCTTTAAACGTAAACCTCAGGACTACGGCATGAAGAATCGAGAATACCAGACTGGTTATGAAGATGGCAAGAAAGAGCATGATGACCACGGCATGCATGAGACTAGAAAACTAGGAAGCTTTAATTCCGACGGCAGTTACAATACATCCGACGACGAAGCTATAGACTTCGATGAATATGAACACGACGAAGATGAGAAAGTAGAAGAAGCTCCTGAACTACTTAAAGATTACGAATTTAATGATCCACAAATGTGGGATCGTGCAGTTCAGGCAAGAGGGTTGCAAACTCGGGTTGCAGCCGACGTAGAAAATGGACCAAGTCCAGATGACATATGGAATTATGCGTATGCTCAAGATGAGCACGGAGACTTATACGGACATTGGGGACCGGATGAAGCAAAAAGTGATCCCGATTCCAACAATCCGGAATATTCTGGAGTGCTATTTAAAAATTCAGACGACTATTTAAACTACATTCACAATTCCGATGCGTTTGACAAAGACGATGGACAGTTTGGTAACCTTAATATGGAAGCAAAGCACAGGAACAATATTGAACAAGTAATCGAAACTATTGAACACGATGGTTCCCAAGTTTACAAAGTAAAAACAGCAGAAGGTAGAACTACACTGTCGATTAGACACCCGGATGGTAAAGAATCAATTAGAGACATTGCTGTCGAAGACGGAGTAGAGGAAGATTTAGTTCGTTCTATGCACAGACAGTGGAATGACTATGTTAAAGAAGTTGATGTTAATAAGCCTACTAGCTATAGACAATTATCCGACGCTGGACCAAAATATGCCCCAGGAAACTCTGAGGTATGGTATTGGAAACAAGAATACAGTAGAGATTTTATGATGGGGCCAAGTTGGATAGAAGAAAAGAGACCCGAACTAATGCCTTCGGCAGAAACTATTGGCAAAACACATTCGATGATCGGAACCCTTAATACTTCCGATTTAGAAGACATTTATATGATGATGCAAGGCGAAAATTGGAGCCCGCAGGGTGAGGCACGAGGAATGATCGAACGGTCGGGCACAGGCCACACCTCAATGAGTATGGGTGATGCTGTACGAGTTGGTACTGCCCTTTACATTGTCGATAGCTTTGGATTTAAACGTCTTGGTGAAGACGTAACAGAAAAAATGTCCGAATCGAGGGGCTCGGACGGTCGCGCCCTACGCGCCATGGGCCACGCATGGGCGATAAACGCCCCGCCGAAGGCGGGCGTGTATTCGAGGTCAGCAAGCGTTGGTTATCCAAATGATTTTGCAATAATTGATAAGCATGAAATTGTAGCTGGGCCATTCAAAAACATTGCAGACGCAACAAAAGCTAAGATTGAGGTTGGTTATGGAAAAATTGTTCCTTTAAATAAAATTTCTCCAGAAATGTTAATCAATTTTGGTATTTCGTTGGATCATAATCAAAGACCCGTAGGCGAGGCTACCTTTGGTACAAAATATAAGCATACCCCAGCCGAATTGGCGCAGATAAAAGGATGGGAAAATGCTATGGATCTCAAATTTAAAAATCCGTATGACCATTCTCAACCAGAATTAAGAGATGCCTATATAAAAGGATACATGGCTGCTCGACGAAAACAGAAACGAATTGGATTTGGGCGTATTGCAGATCTTCCTAACCGTAAACTTACGAGAGAAGGTAACCTTAACACACAAGAGGCCAAGAAACCTGAAGTAAAGAATTCCAACGAAGAAGCACTTAGAATGGTTCTAGACAACGGTGATGCCGGATCCGAAGGCGAAGATTACCACTACGACGGCGAGAATATTGTCGCACACAACATTCACGCAGCAGGAAAAGTTCTAAGAGCAATCAATTCCAGCGGACTGTTTACTAAACAAGCTGTTGTAATTAAAAAAGGCGAACAGCCTATTATAGGATTTGATACCGCAGCTAATGCGCAAGTAGTGTTCCAAGACACAATCGGTCCTGATTTTGAAGAAGTCGAAGTAGAAATTAAAACCGATGACTCAAACAAATTTTATTTGTATACTAACGGACGCAGGAATGTTAAAACATTCGATAAGCTTGCTCATGCTAAGAGATATGTTTATAAGTTAGAGCAACAGATGATGGTAGCAGATCAAATCGGAAGTATGACTCAAGCAGGACACGAAGAATAATGTACGTTAATGACATGTTTGAGGCCGGCAATGTCGGCCACGCAATGGAGTTTGAATGGACTAGTGAGGGCGACTCAGAAAATTATAGAAACCTAAATTCGTTAGCAAAGTATAATAATGGAATCTATAAAAGCTATAAGCAACAGCAGTTTTTACATAAAAAATGGGGCTGGACATTACCTAGTTTTAATAGCCAACTAACTGGCGGTTCATATTCGGGTGACCTTCGCGATGATGCTGCGTTTCTACTAAGTATCTTTGGTGTTACTATTGTTCCAGGACAACGAGTAATATCACCAAGTGGCTACATGCGTTGGAGTCAGTATGGCGGAAGAGGAAATCGACCAATACAATGGATGTTCGTACTAGATGAATATGGTGTAGCAGCAAAATATAAACTAAAATTTAAGGGCGACATGAAGTCAGGTACTACCGTCGACGCTGCTGGAACCAAATTAGAATGGGAACGTGATGCTAGTGCAGCAACGACATTAATTAATACTTTAGCTCAAGGTAAAAACGACGAAGCGTTACAAAAACAACAAGCCGCAGCTAATAGAATTCCTAGCAAACATTTAGGCAATGTGGGCGATAGGATTAAAGGACAAGCTGCTGAAATATTAATGTCGTTCGGGCCACGCTCCGGACAATTTGGTGATTATTATATCAACAAACTTGTTACTCCTAACGCAGAAGAATTACTTTACTTCGGAAACAAGCTAGGGAATAAGGGAGACAAAGTTGTACTATCATTTACTGTTGGTAAACATGATACTGATAGTAAGACACAAGAACCTATTACATTGATCAAGCGTCCTAAGAAAGTTGCAGCACCAGTAGCAGTAGCAGCGCCACCGGCACCGGCGAGCGGGGCGGTAGGGGGTGAACCAAAGATGTTAACTCCTTCGGAATTACGTCAAAAAGATTTTGAAGCTGGCAAGACTAGGGAATCCGTAGAAGAAGAAAGAACAGTATGGGTTAAAGGTCCCGGTGGATCGTTAAAGAAGAAAGTTATTCCAGACACTGATGCACAAAAAGTCAGCAAACTTAGAACATTACAACGTCAGCAACGACGAGCAGAAGAAGAATATAATCATAAGCGTATGGCGCCTATTGAAGATAAAGAATTAGACTGGGGTAGGTTACAAAAAATATTCACTACAGGAGAATATCCAGGTCCTGGAGGTGAAATAATTGATATTGTTTCGAGGCAAGACACTAGACTTACTATCAACGGTAAACAAGTAGCTGGTAAAAAGTTAGGAGTTTACTTTGGATTTGAATCTATGCGCGACGACCTTCCTGCCGATTCGGAACCGGTGTCCGATCGAATTAACATTACCGTATACAGAGACCCACAAAAACCAAGTAGATTAAAGGCTACATACTTCTAACCAGCCATATGCTTAAAAAAATGGGCAGACTGGACTTCGAAACTGCGTATAAGAAATATATGGATTCAAATCACTACTTATACAACGACTTCGATCCTGCAAGAGAATGGCACTACTATGAAAAAGGACGTTCGTGGTTTGCTGCTTACTTAGAAGATTTAGAAATAAAAAGAGAAGTAGAAAGATTAAAACTTATGTGGACGCACTATTATTAAAGAGATATATTATGGATGATTTAGAAAGACTAAAATTACTGTCAGGAGTTACAGATAAATCTGGCAAACAGGTTGGCTCTAGTACATTTCAATCGCAAGTAACAAACGCAAACGAGAAGCATACTATAGCTAAAGAACAAAAGATACAGCCCGGTACACAAGAATGGTTTCAGCTTTGGTTTAACAAGCCAGACATGCAGGGACTACCGGCTACTTTCAGGGGCCGGGTTAAGAAGGGAAAGTAAATCGTAGTATCTATATCTGTATCTAGCTATATGCGTAGGGTGTGGATTAATTAGTTCAAGCATTGCATTGCTTTTCTCTAAACATTTAAGATGCTCGGTCCCAGTGTACTTGGGACGCTCCTCTAATCCAAAATACTTTGAGTAAATTGCATATTTCTCTTTAGTTGTAAACCTAAACTTAGTTTTATCGCTAACAAGCTGCTCGATAACATTATCAGTTAAGTAGCTGTACATCAACTCTGGTGTGTAACAATAGAAAAATGGTGCGCCAACTAAGTTGGCAGTTTTTAAAAACGCTCCAGCAAAACAAGATATATCTTCCCCAACGTGCAAATACCAATCATCTTCTAATCGTGCATTGTGCGTAGTAAAGTCATATCTTGTGTAACTAAAGTCCGATGGAACGGATCGATAAATTCCTGGGTCACCAGTACCCATAACCGGAAATCCACCTATTTCATTAATTTGTGCTAGCAACCAACTTTGGCAAAGCTGAGTAATATAACAAGAAGTTGACCTTCTCGCAATCTCAATAGCCTCAGGAGAATTGTACCAATTGTCAACATCAAGTACGAATTTTTTATATCGTAAGCCCAATGCATCACACAATTTATATGCATATTTCAAATCATGTTCATTTTCCTTATTTTTGAATTCAAGCATAGCAACAGTGAAATTGACCTTTGCTTTAAGGAAAAACTTAACTACTATCTCACTGTCGATCCCGCCACTGGTACAGACATAAATTGGTCTGTCGGTAGACATAGCAATTTTTCGACTGGCATCAACCCCTGCATCACTAAATGTAAGTATAGATTCAGCCCGTCCAAATTTGGCAATAAATTTATCGTCCGGAGATTGTCGCTGGTTAAACCATTCTCCATTGTAACCAAATTTGAAATGGTTGTTGAATGTTAGCTGATTGGGCATGTCAATATTTATGGTCAGCATTATTATGACGTATAAAAAAGTAAGATAATTATTGATATACGTTTAGTTTTATAGTATAATTAACAAAAGGAGATTACAATGGGAAAGAGTTTTAATCCGGATCAAAAAATCAAACTAACTACACTAATTAACGAAGGTATCCAAGTCCTATCAGAAATTGAAGACTTGAATGGAAGTTTGTCTGACACTGTAAAGGCTGTTGCAGAAGAACTAGAAATTAAGCCGAGCATTCTTAAAAAGGCAATTAAAATTGCACAGAAAAGTCAGTATACACAACATACTCAAGACAATGAAACATTAGAAGATATTCTAACTGTTACTGGAAAAGTCTAACATTAGATGAGTTATGTTGATGCGTATCTCAAACGAGATACCGATAAAATCTTCGTAGTAGAGAGGACAAAAAACGGCAGGGAATATAGAGAGTTCCCCGCGAAGTATGTCTTCTATTATGACGATCCGAACGGCCAACATCAAACCATCTTCGGTAATCCTGTTGCGCGTTTTAGTTCCAAAAATTCTAAGGAGTTTAGGAAGGAACAAAAGATACACAACAATAAGAAGCTATGGGAGAGCGACATCAATCCTATATTTAGATGTTTAGAAGAAAACTATTCAAATGCTGGCGCCCCAAAACTTCAAACAATCTTTTTCGATATTGAGGTTGATTTCGATCAGGAACGTGGATATTCTTCCCCAGATGATCCATTTAATCCGATTACAGCAATCAGTCTTTATTTAGACTGGACTGGGCAGCTAATAACCCTTGCTAAACCTCCTCCAACATTAACACTAGAGGAAGCAGAAGCTATTGCTGCTAAGTTTGATGATACTTATATTTTTGCAGACGAGACGGCCCTGCTAGATACATTTTTAAAGCTAATCGAAGATGCAGATGTATTAAGCGGCTGGAACTCTGAGGGATATGATATTCCTTATACTGTAATGAGGGTTAATAAAATAATGAGCAAAGACGATACTAGACGTTTTTGTCTCTGGAATGAGTATCCTCGCAAAAGAATGTTTAAACGTTTTGGATCGGAAAACCTTACGTTTGATTTAGTCGGCCGTGTACACTTAGATTACATGCAACTCTACAGGAAATTTACATATGAAGAACGCCACTCCTGGAGTTTGGATGCAATTGGTGAGCACGAATTAAATGAGCGTAAGGTTGCATATGAAGGAACGTTAGATCAATTGTACAATAGAGACTTCCAGAAATTTATTGACTATAACCGGCAGGATGCAATCATTCTTCATAAGCTAGATCAAAAATTACGCTTTATGGACTTGGCTAACGAACTTGCACATGATAACACAGTGCTATTACCTACCGTAATGGGTGTGGTAGCAGTGACTGAACAAGCAATTATTAACGAAGCACATTCCTTAGGATACGTTGTTCCTAATAGGAAAACACAACGAATTGAGGGCGAGGACGACGGCAAGGCGGCGGGCGCGTATGTTGCAACTCCTAAAAAGGGCATACATGAATGGATTGGAGCCATAGACATTAAAAGTCTATACCCTAGCGCAATTCGAGCCTTAAACATGTCTACGGAAACTATTGTTGCCCAGCTAAGACCTATAATGACTGATCGGCACATACAAGGAAAGATGGCTTCCGGATTGACATTTGCTGCGGCATGGGAAGGATTATTTGGTAGCTTAGAATATATAGCAGTAATGAAACAAGAAGTAGGCACTGAAATTACAATTGACTGGGCAGATGGAGAAATAACTTCGCACTCAGCCGCCGATGTTTGGAGGTTAGTGTTTGACAATAATAACGATTGGACACTAAGTGCAAACGGAACAATCTTTACGCACACGAAGGAAGGAATTATTCCTGGGCTATTAGGTAAATGGTATAAGGAACGACAAGAATTACAGAAAAATGTTAAGACTGCAAAATCCGCTGAGGATATTGTATTTTGGGACAAGCGACAGCACGTTAAAAAGATTAATCTAAATAGTTTATACGGCGCAATTTTAAATCCTGGCTGTAGGTTCTTTGATGAACGCATTGGACAGAGTACTACATTAACGGGCCGCGTTATTACTAAACATATGGCTGGATATTTAAACGAATTAATGACCGGAATTAACGATCACAGTGGACAGACTATTATATATGGAGATACTGATAGTTGTTACTTTAGTCTTTGGCCGATCATTAAGGACGATGTTGCAGCTAAGAAGATGGAATGGAGCAAGGACATCTGCGTTGAGATTTATGATCAACTTGCAGAAAGCGTTAACGAAAGCTTTAAAGATTGCATGAAGAATAGCTTCCATTGTCCGGATACGTTGGGACTATTAATCGGCGGGGGCCGAGAATTAATAGCATCCAGAGGACTGTTCATTAAAAAGAAACGCTATGGCGTAGTGATATTTGATCAGGAAGGAACTAGGCTTGATTTACTAACTGTACAGGAAGCTAAAAAGAAGAATGTAATTCCTAGTGTAGGCAAAATTAAAGCTATGGGGTTAGATCTTAAACGGTCAGATACTCCTAAAATTGTACAGGACTTCTTAAGCACGTTATTAGTTGAGGTATTAAAGAATCCAGACAAGAATCAAATTATCGAAATGGTGAAGAAGTTTAAATTAGAATTTACTGAGCGACCTGGTTGGGAGAAAGGAACGCCTAAGCGAGTTAACAATCTAACTAAGTATACTAAAGAAGAAACGCGGTTAGGTAAGGCAAATCTTCCGGGCCACGTAAGGGCAGCAATGAACTGGAATACACTAAAGAAGATGAACTGTGATAACCATAGTATGAATATAGTAGATGGAATGAAAGTAATTGTTTGCAAAGTAAGACCTAATCCGATGGGATATACTAGCGTCGCACATCCGACTGACGAAACACATTTACCGGGTTGGTTCAAAGAACTCCCGTTTGACGACACTGACATGGAAGATACTATTGTAGATCAAAAAGTAAATAACTTATTAGGAGTGCTTGATTGGGAACTCTCTAAGTCAACACAGATTAAGAGTACATTCAATTCACTGTTTAGCATAGAGGAGAGCGACGAATGAAATTAACTGAAATACCATTTAACCAATTACCTAGGTTTATTAAGGAAATTTCTGACTATAGACAAAAGCTACAAATTAACAGTGCTAACTTAGCTGACTTGATTGCATTTGCTGAAATACTAAGCAACGATGATAAGCCGAGTGAGCGCCTGTTACAAAATCTACAAGAGTTAGACGCTACATTATCGAAGGCGGAAATGACTTACGTTGGTAGGGTAGAGGAACAACTTACAAGAGCAAGAACTACATACAATATTAATACTGATAATCAGTTTCCATTTTATACTGAATGGGTTAATAATGCACTTGAATTTGATGCTGGGGCTCTCAATCATATTGTTTCGGTTATTGAACACAAAGTTGATCATCGGTATCCAGTTTTGAATCTAGACAGCCACAGCAAAACGTTAGTTACATCCATGTCTCCGGCCGATCCGCATTATGTAATAACCAAACCCAATGAATTAAGTCAAATCGACACTTATTCAAATACTGGATTTGTTAAATCCCTACAACCCTACGAAGTTGTAGGTAGATTTTTAGAAGTATCAGCTAAACTACCACAGGGACAATTTAATCTAATACTAACTACACAAATTTTTAGTGTCATAGCCACAATGCATCTACTTAATTATCTAAATCAATGTTTCAAATTGTTGAGGCCGGGCGGAATTCTACTTCTTTCATTCGTCGATGTACTAAGTGAAGCTGGATACGATATGTTTTGTAAATGGATAGACAGCGGTGATACTCCCCAATTAAATTGCATAACGAAAAATTACTTGTTAGAATACATTCTAAAACCCAGCAAAGAACAAATTCCATTTATAATTGATGACGTGCAAACATTCAATCAACATACGGTGATGGTGCTCAAAAAATCAGGTAACTTAAGAACAGTCAAAAATAGGAAAACAGTTGGTTCAATTAAAATGGTAGGACAGTAGACTTTTATGTTTTAATGCTGTATAATTCAATTTAGGAGATATGAATATGATTAAAGACTATCTGCAGGATCTAGTTGACCACATTAATGCATTGGGGAATGTTCAATACGTTAAGCTTGTTGGCGACAAAAAAGAAACAAAATTCTTTGCAATAGCAGAGGATAATTCTGTTGTTATTAACGGGAAATTTAGAAAGCCAGCCTCAGAATTTATGGGTACGTTTGGTATTCCTAACTTAGCAAAGTTAAATGTTATATTGGGTATTCCGGAGTATGACGAGGATTCGGTTATTAACGTAGAAACACAGAAGAAAGGTGAGGACACAATTCCAGTTTGCTTACATTTTGCTAACAAGGGTGGCGACTTTAAAAACGATTATCGATTTATGAGCACTGAGGTCATTAACGAAAAACTAAAGTCGGTTAAATTTAAAGGCGTAGAATGGGATGTTGACGTTGCTCCGAGTATTGCCAGCATCAACAAATTTAAATTTCAAAGTCAGGCAAACAACGACGAACCGTTGTTTACTGCAAAAACTGAAAACAAGAACTTAGTATTTCACTTTGGTGATGTTAGCAGCTATGCTGGTAACTTTGTATTCGAACCGAAAGTATCTGGAACACTAAACAAAGGATTTGCATGGCCAGTCGCGCCAGTTATTTGTATTTTAAACTTAGTTGGCGACAAGGTAATGCAATTTAGTAACCAAGGAGCGTTGCTGATCACCGTTGATAGTGGAACAGCATTGTATGAATATATCCTCCCTGCACAAAGCAAGTAATGGAAAACGAATTTACTACGTTTAATAAGAATCATGCCATCTTTTTGCCTGCAATTAGCAGTTTCTATGCTACATTTATAGGCAAACAACGATTTGAGGAATACGTTCCTGAGAAAAGGATTCCCAAGTGTCTTAAAAACGGTATGGAGAGCATAAATTTTCTTAACAAAGACAAAGCTACATTTTATTATCCGTATGCGCTATACAGTGCAGGACATGCGCAATTAAATTTAGACAAACACGAACCCAAAGAGGATATGATAAGGAGTAGAGACAAGTCTAGTTCCTTATTGTTAGGAGACAGTGGAGGTTTCCAAATCGGCAAGGGTGTGTGGGAAGGTGACTGGCGTGATGTTAATTGTCCTAAATCTAGTAAGCAGAGAAAACTAGTTCTAAGTTGGTTAGAAGGTATTGCAGACTACGGAATGGGACTAGATATTCCTGTGTGGACACGTTGGCGGCCGGAAGCTGTGAAAAAAACTAAGATAGCAACATTTGAGGATGCTGTAAACGCAACAAAGATTAATAACGATTATTTTATGAAAAACGGCTCTGGTAGCTGTAAATTTCTAAACGTACTGCAAGGCGAGAATCATGCCGAAGCAGACAATTGGTACAAAGAAATGAAACACTACTGTGATCCCAAAAAGTTTAAGTCCACACATTTTAACGGCTGGGCTATGGGCGGACAAAATATGTGCGACTTGCATTTAGCACTAAAACGAGTTATAACACTAAAATTCGACGGGCTGCTAGAGAAAGGAACACATGATTGGATGCACTTTTTAGGTACAAGCAGACTAGAGTGGGCACTGGCATTAACTGATATACAAAAAGCAGTTAGAAAGTATCACAACGAAAACTTTACAATTAGTTTCGACTGTGCTAGTCCATTCTTAGCAACTGCTAATGGTAGAATTTATACTGACATAGAACTAACTGAACGCGAAAAGTGGATTTACAGAATGGAATTTGGCCCCGATGATAAGAAGTATGCGACCGATAAAAGAAAATTTAGTAAAGCATTACTAGAAGATATGAGGCGTAAAAAAACCAAAATTAAACATTTTATTGATAGCCCTATAACAGAAGATTTGCTTATTAAAGATATTTGTATCTACAAAGAAGGTGATCTAAATAAAATAGGTAAGGAAGGTAATACAAGCTGGGATAGTTTCAGTTATGCAATATTAATGGCGCACAATGTTTGGATACATTTAATGGCTGTGAAATTAGCCAATGAATTATACGACACCAATATCTATCCAAATATGTTAATTGAAGATGATATTGATCGGAACACTATGGGAGACTTAATTACTGAAGCAATCCGTATTGACGACAAGGACAAAGCATTACAATTCCTAGATGACCACAGTAAATTTTGGATGCGTCTTGTTGGCACAAGAGGTTTTAGCGGAAAGAAAGCAGTAAACGCTATGACTATGTTTAATAACTTATTCGAAGTGGAGAAATAACTATGTCTGATCCAAATAGAACGTTAATAAAAGCATTGCGTAGAATTGAAGAATGGTTTAATGAATTTCCAATGTCCGGGAAGTATTTTGATGGGAAGGAATTAACTTATGGTTCGGCGTTTGGAAGCAATGGAGAACGCGATTACATGCGTACAATAGCAAAGAATGCCCTTGTACAATATGAGAAACAATTAAATTCCCAAAATAACCAAAAAAATGAAGAAATGGACGAAATTTTAAACATTTGGTGTCAATACACTGGGAAATATATATCCAAAGATGTATTTTTGGATCAGATATGCGAAATCATCGAAGATTATATGATTAATTCCACTCCTAATCAAACACTTGACAAGTAAAACTCTTTAATATACAATAGACTGCATGAGTGATAGAGACTTTAGTCCTGAACAACAATATGCCGAATATATTGCAGGAGTTCGTAATAATATTCGGGAGAACGCTCCCAAAATGATTTGGGTTACCTTCCAAAAAGAGGGCATTCATAAATATCCCGCTGCGTTAGATGATCCCAATTTAGAGGACGTAAAATTTTTAGGTTATCCACACAGACATATATTTCATTTCAAAGTATGGATCCAGGTTTTTCACGACGACAGAGATTTAGAATTTATTCAATTTAAACGCTGGTTAGAGAGGCAATATAATGACGGCACACTAGAACTTAATAATAAGAGCTGTGAGATGCTATCTGATGACCTTTTCGTTGCTATTTCTGATCAATATCCAAAACGAAATACTTGGATAGAGATTAGTGAAGACAGAGAAAACGGTAGTTTTACAAAATACGATTTTACTAAACCACACTAAGGAACAACCATGTCTAATCCAGTTTGGCTTAAGAAGTACTTAACCATGAAGCCCGAGGTTTCTAAAGTCTTTAATGATTTAGAAGACTACCTAAACTTTTGTAGGTTTGAGCTTCTTCCCTTCAACCAAGGAGACCTCTATAACAACAAGAATTCTAATTGGAAGAAGTACGTCAAAGAGGTAAGCAATAAGAAAAAGCGCAATCGCTAATGTTACACTTAGTTGACCTCGAAGCTGTCGAAACCAGATACACCGGACAGTGGAAGACACATCTTCCTAAGCTGTTTGATGATGCAGGAATACCCACAGGTGTAATTGAGGGCCGCGTGGATATTCCGGCGGCGACTACTCCCGGGGCCTTCTTAAATTTCGGTGGCACGAACATTTACAAAGCATCACAAGTCGAAGCTTTTAGCCGAATGTTTTGCGATGGATATATCAAAGCGGGAGACCAATTTCTATTTACAGATGCATGGCACCCCGGGATTATCAACTTGAAGTACATGAGCGAATTGTTACAAATTCCTGTAGGCATACATGCGTTGTGGCATGCGGGCAGCTATGACCCAGCTGACTTTTTAGGTAGACTCATTGGCGATAAGCCGTGGGTAAGACATTTTGAGAAATCGTTGTTCTATGCAATCGACGCTAATTATTTTGCAACTAATTTCCATATCGAAATGTTTTGTAAAAACCTATTTGGAAAGACCCCGTTAGAAATTAATGGACAGTTCCCCGGACGATTCCCTAAAATACTTAGATCAGGTTGGCCGTTTGAATATTTAGAAGCAGCAATACGTCCTCAGGCATCTCAGAAACGAGATCTAATATTATTCCCGCACAGACTGGCGCCGGAAAAACAAGTAGACATATTTTTAGACTTAAAGGAAGCACTGCCTGAATATGAATTCATTGTTTGTCAGGACCAGCCTCTTACTAAAGACGAATACCACGCATTACTGAGACAAGCTAAAATTGTGTTTTCTGCAAACCTACAAGAAACATTAGGTATTGGTTGTTACGAGGGTGTATTAGCAAATGCAATTCCATTAGTCCCTTCGCGTTTAAGCTATAAAGAAATGTACATTAAGAATGAATTTGTTTATGAAACTGAATGGACTAGTAGTTTTGAATTATACACAAAGCATAAAGATAAGCTAGTTGCGAAAATTAGAAAATTAATGACCAACTATGGCAGTCTTATTACGCAAACTAATCTAAATTTAACGAAAGAATATTTAGATAAGTTTTATTTTTCGGCTAACACTTTAACAAATGTGATCAAATATCATGTCAATGGTTTTTATTAAAAAAGACATAACAGAAGTAACCCGAGGCGTTGTTATTCATGGATGCAATGCTCAAGGTGTAATGGGATCAGGCGCTGCGTTGGCTGTTAAAAAACGGTGGCCTGGCGCATATATGGCGTACAAAAGAGAATTTTTTGAAGAGGGACTCGAAGTCGGTACTAATATCTGGTTTCAAGCAACTGAAAATTTGTTCATTGTAAATGCTATCACACAAGAAAATTATGGACGGCCAGTTGAATTAGCATATGGAAACAATAAGGCAGTATACGCTAATATACAAGCAATTGAAGACTGTATATGCGAAGTCTTTCTAGCTGTTAATGATACCGATCTTCAACGTAAGATTTACATACCAAAGATTGGTTGTGGTTTAGGAGGATTAGACTGGGCTGATGACGTCGAACCTGTGATTAGAAAATTATTAGGGAAACCTGAATTTAATGATTACACTATTTGGATATGTGACTTATACCAATCCAATATTAACACTGGACAACAAATTAAAAAAATACGGTTGAATAATGTTTGGACATACAAGGAAAATTCTAAATAGTACTATGAAGACATCCGACAAAATTAGAGCAAGACTTAAACGGTTAGAGAAACGTTATTTTAGTAATGACAATATTTCTGAAGCATTAATTCCTGGGGATGAAGAACGTCTTATTAAGGAAGTTGCAACAGAAATGGAAAGCGTACTACAGGCATTAGTAATTGATACTAAGAATGATCACAATACTAAAGAAACTGCAATGCGTGTCGCTAAGATGTTTGTTACTGAAATTTTTGCTGGACGATATCAAGATCCTCCAGCAATAACAGCATTTCCAAACGAATTAGAATATGATCAGTTGTATGTAACCGGACCTATTACAATAAGAAGTACATGCGCCCATCATATAATGCCGATCGTAGGTAAAGCCTACGTTGGAGTATTTCCCGGACGTAAAGTAATTGGCCTAAGCAAATTTAATAGAATTGCAGATTGGATTACAAGTCGTCCACAAATTCAGGAAGAGATGACTATGCAACTAGCCGATGCAATAGAAGTTGAAACCGAAGCTGATGGTATTGCTGTACTAATACAAGCAGAGCATTTTTGCATGACACATCGGGGTGTCAGGGAACACCAAAGTGACATGACTACGAGCGTGCTTAGAGGCACAATGCGAGACACACCAGAGCTTAGACAGGAATTCTTTAACATTATTGCTAGGATGAAATAATGAACGACCGTAATATCTTAATTGATATTGCAGTTACTAGTGGGCCCATGTTTAATAATTGGGACAAAGTAAGAGAATTGGTTAATCAAGGAATAAGCATTTATAGGATGACCGGATCGAGGAGCACCATTAGTGGTGAAACATTTTCTCAGAGAATGCTTAGTGAGGCGGCTTCGGGATTCTCGTTTGCGCCCAGTGATATAAACTATTTTCGAATTAAAGTACCAAACACAGATGAAGGTAAAGGTTTAATCACTTTGTTTTTCATAAAGGTAAGCGGAATAAAGGTTTTAGAAATGACGCACAAAAAGGAATTTTTATGTTTGGACGGTTTCTAAATTGGTTAGAAGAACACGGGCGGAAGCGTGTCGTTTTAGACAGGCAAAGTGCTGAGCCATATTTAGAACGATATTATGTCTTTATAAAGAACAGAAAAAACTTTCCATTTAATATCTTCCTGCACAAATTCCTAAAGTCTGATCCCGACGATTTACATGATCATCCGTGGCCATATATGGCAGTAATTTTAACAGGTGGTTATTATGAATGGATACCTAAATATGCATGGAATATTGTAACTAATACAGATGTAATTATTGGCGAGCAAAGACGCTGGCGCGGACCTGGACATTTTAGAATTTGTGCAGCAACATCTTATCACAGAATAGAATTAAACCCCGATGTTACTGATTGTTGGACGTTGTTTATTCCGTGGCGCCGAAGTAGGAATTGGGGGTTTTTAACACATACTAATTGGAGGAAGCAAAAATGGGTGGACGTAGACTCTTACCTAAAACTGAAAACAAATTAGTCTTAACTTGGGACGACATAAGGGCTCAAGTTTCTTCTATTTGTAGGAGTATTAGTGCCGGTGCCGACGGCTGGCGACCTAATTACATTGTCGGGTTAGTGCGCGGCGGAACAATCCCAGCAACAATGATTAGTCATTATTTTAGCGTCCCTATGTATGCATTGAAAATTTCATTAAGAGATTCCAAT